AGGCTCGGGAAGGTGGAGAGGTCCACGCGACGGTTAGGCTTGAAATCGGTCAGCACGCCGCGGGTGGTCCAGCGCTGGAAGGTCTCTTCCGCTTCCTGGTAACCGCGCAACATGGACTTGTGCGCCACGTCTGCCAGCAGGTGACCGAAGTCAGAGCTGGAGTGCGTGAAGGCGGAGCCGACGATGGTCAGGCGATCCATTCCGGCGATGCCGACGCCGCGCTCGGTGAGCGAGGCACGCGCCAGCTCGGCGAGGGTCATGCCGGCGTAGGCGTTGTCCTTCTCGCGGGCTTCCATGCCGATGCGGCTGGCCACGGCGTTGCGGATGCCGTCGCCGACGATGTTGCCGTTATCGGCGAAGGCGCCGGCGTCCTTGCGCGGGCCATCGGTCGGGGTGGTGCCGCGGCCCAGGGCAGCGAGCAGCTTGTCTTTGGCCATCTCGGCGTTGGTCTCCATGTCGTCGAGGCACTGGCGCTCGATGTCGTCGTACTTGCCGTCGAAGGCAGCGAACACGGCTTTCACCGCATGGCGGCGGTTCTGCTCGTGGGCCTTGAACTCGGCCTGGGTGGTGGCGTGGGCGGGCTGAGCCGGGGTGAAGGTCGGCGCCTTGGGGGCGTGCTCTTCCACCTTGGCGGCGGGCTTGTGCTCGTCGGCCTTGGCGGTCGGGGTGTGCTCGGGGGCCTGCGGCTCCTGGCCCTGGCCGCCGGGCTTTTCCATGAGGTCTTGCAGCTGCTTGGGCATGTGGGAAAACTCCTTCATGCGGTTGGTGTTAAGCGATGCGGCCGCGGTGAGCGGCTCGGCGAGTTGATCGGCGAAACCACGTTCCACCGCTTCGGAGCCGGTGAACCACGTCTCGGCGGCGAGCATGTCGCGCACCTCGCCGTCGCTCAGGCCGGACTTCTTGACATAGGCCGAGACGAGATTGCCCTCGACCTTATCGAGTAGGGCTGCATTCCTGCGCAGCTCGTCGGCGTCACCCATGGACATGGACCAGGGGCGGTGAATCATCATCATGGCGTTCTCGGGCATGATGATGGTGTCGCCCGCCATGGCGATGACGCTGCCCATGCTGGCGGCCAGGCCGTCGATGGTGACCTCGACGCGGGCCGGGTGGTTGACCAGCAGGTTGTAGATGGCCATGCCTTCGAAGACATCACCGCCGGGGCTGTGAATGTGCAGGTCGATCAGCGAGAGATCGCCGAAGGCGGCCAGCTCGCGCTTGAACTCGGCGGCGCTGACCTCCCAGCCGATGTCGCCGTACATGTCGATATTGGCGACGCCGCGGCGGGCGGCCTGGATGCTGTACCAGCCACCCTGCTCGCCGTTAATCCTCGGCGTCATCTGCTTCTGCTTGGGCATCGTCGCCTCCGGCATAGTGGTCGTGGTAGGCATCGGAGCTGTAGACCAGCCCGTGCTCGCGGTTGTAGTCGATCTCGGCCTGGCGCTGTTTCTTCAGCTCCATGGGGTTGCGGCCACGGGCGCGGGCCATCTCGGCCTCGTCGGCGCCGCCGGCGCGAATCTTGCGCTCCCAGCCCTTGGCTTCCTTGTCGGGGTCGATCCAGGGCATCACCGGGCCGAGGTAGATGGCGTTGTGCAGGGTGTCGCGGTCGAGGTTGGTCGGCAGGGTGATCACCCCGCTGGCCACGGCCATCTGGAGCCAGTCGCGATAGACGCGCCGACAGAAACTGTCGATGAACTCGCCCTGGAGCAGGTCATAGCCGAGCTGCGCCTCCACCAGCTCCTGGCGCTGGGCGCTGTAGGTGCCGTTGTAGTCGCGGCTCGCGGTGCTGTAGCCGATGCGGGTGCCGGCGCTGACGGCGCGCAGCATGGAGTTGCGGAACCCCTCGAGCAGCGACGACGGCCGGTTGCTCTCGATCATGCCCACGTCCTCGCCCGGCATCAGGCCGTCGAAGACCATGCCGGGCGCCACGGGGATCGAGCGGGGCTCGCTGCCCTGCTGGCCGCCGGAGCCGTAGAGGCCGGCGTCGCCCTTCTTGATGTACATGGTCAGGGCGGCGGCTAACCTCGCGGCGACCCGCTCGCTCTCCTCGTAGTCCTTGAGGTCAGCCAGGCGGCGGAGCACGGCGTGCAGGATGGTGACGCCGCGGCTCTGCCCCAGGCGCTTGCGGTGGGCCAGGTGGATCATGCTCTCGGCCGCCACGAACTTGGTGCCGGTGCGGAAATCGAAAAGGCGCAGGCTGCCGGGGTGGTGCTTGTAGATGTGGTAGCCGCGCACCCGGCGCCACGTGTTGCGCTCGATGCCGGCGTGGATGCCGTTGGCCGGGTCGTCGTAGTCCAGCGGCAGGTAGTCGGCCTCCAGCAGCTCCAGGGCGAAGGGCGTGGGCGTCAGGTACTCGTAGAGCGGCACGCGCCCGCGGATCTCCTGGGCCAGCGTCTCGCCGTCGCGTAGCCAGCTGCGGCAGACGAGGCGCTCCATCTGCGGGCGGGTCAGCTCGCCGGAGGTCTCCGGCGCCAGCGACCACTCGCCCCAGGCGGCCTTGATCTCGGCGGCGAGGTCGGTCATCACCTCGCCCTGGTTGTCCAGCGGCATGGGCTCGACGCCGATGCCCTGGGCGCCGACCACGCGCTCCTCGAGGCGGTCGAACACGCCGGTGACGAGGTCGTGGTTCTCGTCCAGCCAGCGGGCCTGCTCGCGCAGTGACTTGCCGGCCAGCTGCACGGCGAGGTCGCCGGAACGCGGCTCGCGCTGCGCCTTGTGGTTGCGATTGGGCCGGGCGGCCTCATACGCCTGCAAGGCATGGCGGGCGGCCTGACGCTTGAGCGCCCAGCCCGGCGCCACGCTGCCGATGGCCTTGTCGATCAAGTTGCTCATTCGAACCTCGTCAGGGCGTAGCCCGGCAGCCCGGAGGCGGCGGCCTGCTCGGCGGCCTGCTTGCGCTCCCACTCCTTGCGGCCGGCGCGGATCTGGGTCAGGTCTTGCAGCATCACCTGGCGCCCGTTGAACATGAACTGGCGACCCTGAAGAGCGGCGACCTCGGCCTCGGTGTAGTAGTCGATCATCTGTTGTGCGGTGGTCATAGCCAGCCTCCATCGCCGGTTTGCAGCCACCCGCCACCCGCGGGCTGTGCCGGGGGTGTGCGGGGCGGCGGTGTGGGGTCGTTCTCCGGCGGAGCGCCGGGGCCGGGGCCTTCGTCCAGGTTCAGGCCGAAGCGCTGCTGGCTGATGCGCAGGGCGGCCAGGGCGTAGACGAGGCAATCCAGCGACTCGTTGCGCCTGCCGCCGGACTCCCAGCGGTAGACGCGGCGACCACGCTCGATCTTGGCGAGCTTCACCTCGGCGGTGAGCTGCTTGATCTCTTCCTCGTCGCAGATCTCGTCGTTGGCCGGCAGGTGGATGCAGCCCGCCATCGGCTGACCGGGCTGGGGCTGGATCTTCAGGCGGTTGTAGATCAGCTCCTTGGCGTTGTCCGTGCCGACCTCGGTCAAGAACACGCCCTTGGCGCTACGCTTGCGCGGGAAGTTGGCAACCGGCTTGCCGTAGGTGTTCGCGCCCTTGATCGGCACCACCCACATCACGCCGTGCTGCTTGCTCTGCGCGTAGACCTCGTCGGTGTAGTGGCCGCCGGAGTCCCAGCACCAGCGGGTCACCGTCATCGTCGATCCGTCCGGCCGCTTGTAGCCCTGGTGGAGCTTCTGGCCGACCTTGCGCTTCAGTTCGGGGCCTGCCGGGTCGCCATAGAGAATCCAGCGATCCACCAGCCATGCCTCCTCGTCGGCGCCGAAGGCCCAGACGCGGCCCTCGTAGCGGTCGTCCTGGGTGTCGATGCCGCCCATCAGCGCAACGGCGGCCTCGGGCACCTGGGGGAAGACCTCGCGGCGGCCGTAGAGGGCCTGCCACTCCAACCGCTCACCAAGCTCGTCTTCCCAGGTCTCGCCGAGCGTGGTGTTGACGAACGTCTTGAGCTTGCTGGGCGAATCCTTGGACTTGAGGAAGTCGCGGACGATGCGCTCCCAGGTCGTGAAGGGGGAAAGCACGGTCCACAGGTAGAAGGTCAGCGCCTCCGGCGTGGGGATCGGCTCGCCCTCGGCGTCGTAGAAGTCGATGCCGTCGCGGGTGCGGATGCCGCTGACCTCGCAGACCCACTCGCCCTCCTTCATGCCGTGCGGGCGACTCTCGTCGTTCAGCTCATGCTGGCGGATCACGCAGCCGTTGTGCTCGCACTGGTAGAAGGCGGTCTCGGGCTTGTCCGGGTCCCACTTGATGCCGAAGTCGGTATCGGGCCCGCCCCACTTGAGCACCTGGGGCTCGGCGCAATGAGGGCACGGCACGTGGAAGTGCAGCCGGTGCGGCGATTCCAGGGCGGCGGCCTCGATCTGGCACTGGCCGCGCACCTTGGGCGTGGAGCCGCGGATCGACTTGGCGAACGTGGCCCCCTCGAGGCGCTTGTCGCCCAGGGTGGTCGGGCTGCCCTCCTTCTCGATGTCCTCATCGAAGGCGGCCAGCTCGTCATAGATGACGGCGTCGACCGACTTCTCGCGATAGTTCCTGGCCGCCTTGCCGCCGTGGACGAAGATCTGCTTGCCGTTGGCGAACCGCTTGGTGTGCAGGGTGTTGTCGCGGTGCTTCATGCCGTGCCAGGGCGCCAGCTCCAGCACCGGCGGCACGTCGCGGATCATCGTCTCGACGTGGGACTTCATGAAGCCCTCGGCGTCCGTGTCGGTCGGCGAGAAGGTCAGGATGTTGCGCTTCTTGTGCTCGAGCAGGTAGCCGGCGGCGGCCAGCAGCATCTTGGTGTAACCCAGGCGCGCCGACTTGACGACGTTGACGGTGCGGACCTCGTCGTTGCCCATGGTGTTGAGGATCGCCACCTGGAACGCCAGCGTGGTCCAGCGCCCTTCGTGGTAGCTCGACTCAGACGACAGGTAGAAATTCTGGTCGGCCCACTCGACGGCGGTCAGCGGCTCGGGGCGGTAGAGCCCCAGCAGGCCCTGGCGGACGGTCTTCGCCCACTCGACTCCCTGCATCGGCGTGACGAGATCATCAGCCGCTTGCGAGAGTGTCGTGGTATTCATCGAGATGGTCGCTCACGGTGTCGTGGAGTCCGGCCGCCTGGTTGCGAGCCTTGGCCAGCTCGCGGCTCAGTGTGTCGAGGTGTCGCGCCTCCAGGTCGGGATGCTTGCGCTTCATGGTCAGCGGCAGGGTGTCGAGGATCGCGGCGATCTCGGCGGCCAGCTTCGACAGGCTGAAGATGGCGAACTCACTCGGCACCACCTTGCGGGCGGCGATCTCGTTCTTCTGCTGCTGGCCGATGCGACGCTCCCGGGTCAGCAGGTATTCCTCCTGCTCACGCTTGTGCTCGAGCAGCGGGTCGATCTCGTCGCCGCCGGGTTCCTGCGTATCCACCTGGCCGCCGACCTGGCCGCGCATGTAGCGGATATAGGCCAGCCGGCAGTCATCCAGGCTGTAGGCCCCGCGACCCTTCGCGCCAGGCAGCACGCCGCTTTGCAGCAGATTGCGCACCTGCCGATCGGTCAGATCCAGGTGGCTGGCCACTTCGGTCTGAGTCGCCATCCCTAACCCCTTGTCGTGCCGTCCTGGAACCGGAAACCGCCCGCCTGAAAAACGCTCATAAATAGCCGAAACTCGGGGCTCTGCGTCCCA